TTAAAAAAGTAGAGCTTCCAGATGGAACTTTACACGATATGAAGAAGACTGTTAAGACAGGTGACGTTTCATATGAGATTGAGGTTCCATGGAGAGTCCTTCTTCAAAGAAAACCTGAGCTAGATAAGGTTGAATACTGTTTTAGAATCAAGCTTATTCCTACAGATATACTGAAAGCTCAGTATCCAGAAAAGAAAGAATCTATTCAAGTTACAGATGATCTTAAGACTTTTGACATGGAAGAACTTAATGATCGTTTTGTAGAAGAACATACTATTGTATTTGAATTCTGGCATAAAGAAACTGAAGATTGTCCAGAAGGAAGATATATTAAATTTGTAAAGGACGGAATCTTAGAAAAAGGTCCACACAAGTTTACTCATAAAAAACTACCATTTATTAGACTAACAGACCTAGATGCCCCTGACATATTGAATGGAGTATCTAAATTTGAAATGATCATGCCTCTTCAGAACATGTTAAATAATGGAGAGACTCTTATTGCCAAGAATATCTGGCTCATGGCACACGCCAAGTGGATGATGCCTAGAGGAGCTGCTAAGATTGAACAACTTGGTAATGATAATACAATCGTACAATATCAGGGACCGATAGCCCCACAAATGATACAGACAGCACCTAATCCTCCAGAGGTATATGCTTGGGTTGATAGCCTAAAGCAAAAGATGCAGACCATCTATGGTTCTCATGGCATTAGTCGTGGGGAAGTACCTAGAGGGATTACTGCTGCTTCTGCCCTTCAATTTCTAAATGAATTAGAGAATGAAAGAGCTACTACTGACATTGCTAAACATGGATTCATGATTAGAGAAATGGCTCAAATGTCTATTGCAGTAGCTGCTGATAAGTACGACATTGAAGATGGACGCATGGTTCGTATTGTTGGTGAAAATAATAAATATTTAATTAGGCATTTTGATGTAGCCAATTTGAATAAGAATTATGACATTAGATATGACCTATCTACTGGTTTACCAGAGACTAAGTCTGCTCGTTACCAGAGAATCTTAGATGCTATGCAGAGAAATCCTCAAATGCTACAACCTGAGAGATGGGAAGAACTATTAGAACTAGCAAATGAGAAAAAGATGCAGACTCTGGTATCTGAAGCAATCAAAGCTGCAGATTCAGAGAACGAAGATCTAATGCAAGGTGAGCCTGTAGCTCCGCCAGAAGAATGGGAAGACCATATTCAACATTGGGATAGCCATGCTAGAGCTATGCAGAGCCGTTCATTTAAAGAAGAGGCTGCGCCAGAAATTAGAGCTGCATTTAAAGAACACGTATTAATTACAGAGAAAGCTATGTTGGAGAAAGCAAGGTCTAACCCTTTATTTCAATCTAAATTAGCGACTCTAGTAAACTTTCCTCTATTTTACCATGCAGACTCTTTTGCACCTGCTTCTAAAGAACATCAAGAAGCCATGGTTCAAGGTCAGGCTAATAGAGGAGACGCAGTATCCGGTATGATTCCGGGTACACCAATGGAAGAACAACAAGCAAATATTAATCAAGGACAAGGATAATTAACTCGGAGGCAATATGAGTGAGGCACAACAGAGCGCATTAAGCGCATCAGAAGTAATGATGGACTTTGCAGATCACGGTGTAGAGTCATGGGATGAGGCAGAATCGTATGAGATGCCTGTCCAAGAAGAAGGAAATAATGATGAAGGATCTATTGTTAAAGATAAAAATGAACCTAAAGATAATGCTGAAAGTAGCGTATCTGAAGATGAGTCTGAAAGCTTTGAGTTTCTCAGTGAGTTTACTGGAGAGGAAAGTAGTGAAGATCAAAGCAAAGATAGCTCAGAAGCAAGTGAAGATTCACAACAAGCTGAAGGATCTGAAACTACTGGAGATGTAGAAGAATCAGAAGCTAAGTCTCTTGAGGAACTAATTGACTCTGGAGAATTTACAGTTAAAGCTAAAGTCGATGGTGAGGAAGTTGATGTAAGCCTTGCCGAACTCAAGCAAAATTATGCCGGAAAGGTAGCTTGGGATAAGAAATTTACAGAACTATCTGCTGAGAGAAAAGGGTATGAAGCAGAAGTATCTGAAGTAAATGCATACATTAATGAGTTTGCAGCTAAGATGAGAGAAGGCGATACTTTAGGAGCCATGTCATACTTTGCTGAATTTGGTGGAGTACCTCCATTTGAATTTAAAAAGCAACTCATTCAAGGACTATTGCCGGAAATCCAAAAGTATCAGCAAATGAGTCCAGAACAAATTGATTTAGAATATAGAGAGCAAGAAGCTAACTATTATAGACGACAATCAGAGTCCTTACAAAGTCAATCTGCCCGAGAGCAAGCCCAAAGGGAACTATTAGGTAGAGAAGCTGAAATAAGGGAAACTCAAATGATTGACTCAGAAACTTGGGATGATACAGCCGCTTATTTGAAGGCACATCTAGAAGATCCAAGTCAATATTCACCGGAACTCGTAGTAGACTTTATTGTAGCCGAAAGAGCGGAGAATGTGATGGAATCTGTAGATGCAAGCTTACTTGAAAATAAGACGCTATATGATACTGTCCAGAGTGTGATTAAGAATAACCCTGACTTTACGGATGAGGATATTAGATCACTACTTACGGATAACTATCAGAAAGAAGTTGTTGAGCCGAAGCAAGAGAAAGTCAAACAATCTGTTGCTAAGAAGGTAATGGATTCAAAACCAAAACAGGAAGTTAGAAAGACTGAACTTGAGCCAGAGAAGGACAAGGAAGGTAATGAAATTCTAGATTGGGAAGACCTAATCTAATTAACAATTAAAATCTAATTACGGAGAAATATTATGAGTTCATGGACATATGACAGTTCCAATGAAGCTAACCTAATGAAGGTAAAATATGGTAAGCTCATTGAAAAACAATTCGCACAAGAAAACGTGCTTTTCGGAAGAATGAAAAAGAAAGAGGACTTCGTTGGTTCTCAAATTGAAAGACCAATTATTCAGTCAATCGGTGGTGGTGTCGGTGCAGGTTCACTTCCAACTGCTAACGAGTCTAAAGTATCTAAAGCAGTAATCACTTCTAAGAAGCTTTACGCTGTATGTAGCATTGATAGAGAAACTAAAGCTGCTGCTAAAAAAGATGAAGGTGCTTTCGTAAGAATGACCGCCTTTCCTGTTCAGCAAGCTACTAAAGCTTTTAACAGAAACGTAGAAAGAATGATCACTAGAAAATCTGCTGATGGAACTGCCGGAAACGGTGCTTTGATCAAAGGTAACGCTTCTAACAATAACGTATCTGGAGCCGGATCTTCTGGTTGTCCATACGTTGTACCTTTTGACTATGTTTCTGCTTACTTTCCTGCGGAATTCCAATCAATTGAAATTGGAGACCTTTTGAATGTTAACTCTGAAGCTACTGATCTTGAAGTTGTTGACATGAGTGAAACTGTTGCTTCTGGTTACTCTACTGGAACAATCTCACTTGTTGGTACTTCTACTAGACTAGCTGCTCTTACAGGTGCTGGTCCTTTCGCTGCTACTGACTACCTTCACATTCAAGGTTCAAGAGGTAACGAAGTAACTTCAATTGGTGACGTTATCTCTGCTACTTCTGGTACACTTTACAGTGTTTCAGTTGGACGTAGATGGCAAGCATACCAAAAGTCTGCTGCTTCTGCTGCTATCTCTACTGACCTTCTTAATGACGTTGTCGTTAACATGAAGAGACAGTCTGGAGAGTCTCCAAACATGATTCTTATGGGACATCACCAGTACATTAAGTTCCTTAACCTTCTTGAAGACCAAAAGACTTACAACCTTCCTGCTAAAGGAGCGTTCAAAGGTCAAGTTTCTTTCTCTGGTATCGAATTCCTATCTGCTGATGGAGCTATTCCTGTTATGATGTCAAGATTCATTGACTCTGACAAGGTTTACTTCCTTAACGACAAGCACATTGAATTGTGCCTACGTCCGGGCGGATTCGAGTGGTTTAACGATGACGGTACTGTATTCTTGAGAGAGTCTACTGACTCTTACGAAGCAAGATACGGTGGTTACGGTCAACTATTTGTTAACCCTCACTTCCAAGGTTACTTGCATAGTCTTGCAGTATAATTAAATAGGGTCGGGGCTTAGGCTCCGGCTCTCTTTTACTATGGAAAATTTTAGAAAAGAAATTATGTGCCACGTTAAATATGATAACCATATTGCGGAACACAAAGCTATTAATGAGATGTTTAATGTAGATTGCGATAATCTAACAGTAGTTGAGCATCTTAGCCTTCACTTAGAATATAAATACCGCATTGGAGAAATTTCAGAAGAAGACTACAATCGGTATAAATCTTAATAATCGGCTCCCTAGCCCAACAGGAGAATCTTATGAGAAGATCAATCAAATCCCCACAAAGAGGCGTTGTAGAATACAATGTCATTGCTAATGCTGCAGGTACAGCCCTTACTGGACTAGACAGTTTACAACTAACCATGACAGACACAGGAACTGGAGACAAGCTAATTACTCTTCCAGAATCACTCAATGACGCTGTTGTTCAACTTTCAAGTGGTACAGCGGATGTTGTATGTCAAGTAGGAACAATTACTGCTACAACTGTACAAGTCTTGTCTTTTGATGCTACAGATGGAACTACAGCTAAAGACGCTATTGTTCACATTACCATTAAAGGCTCAATCGTATCTGATAGATACTAAGGAGTAAACCATGGCTAATGTCGCAGGTGTTGTTTATAGTAAAAAGTACGACTAAGCGATAATGGGGATCGCCTCCTTCCCCTGTGCCTGAGTACGCACTTCAGAACTGCTCGCTATTTTGGAGAATTATGGTAACATTAAATAAATTTCATAAAGATAAATTTTTTACAAAAATACAACATGCTTCCTCCGCTAGTGGAGTAATTGGATTGCCTGAATATGAAGTTTTTGGAGAAAATACTCTAAGAGTAGTTACTGACTTTACCTCTTCAGGAATATTAACTTTAGAAGCCAGAATTAAGCATTCTGAAACTTGGGAAAATTTAGGTACATTACTTGCAGATGGAGATAGTGAAGAATTTGATATAGGTAGTTATGATTATATTAGATTTAATTTTACAACTCCCTCGGGAAGCTCAGGACAGGTAGGTGTTTCGGGTTTTTTTAAAGGCTCTGCTTCTTCTGCAAGTGGAGCCGGATTTAATCTAATACAGCCTGACGCAGGAACAGCTCCAGTATCAGATTCTACTAACTCTATTTTGAATATAACTTCTTCAGATGGATCTATTCTGGTAGGAGGAGATTCTGTTACAGACACGATTAATTTAACAATAAATTCTTCCTTAATAGATACAAAGATAAACGAATATGACCAAGACCCTTCTCTTCCGGAAGGGGTACCTTGGATAAGAAAAGCAAACTCTCTATCACATACATTACTACAAATAGGCTTAACAATAACAACCTCGACATATAGTTTAAAAGTAAAAAATAAAAATAATGAGACTTTAAAAGTCGATTTTCAAAAGGAAATTTAATATGGCTGACAATATTCAAGTATCACAGGGAGCCGGCACAACAATGGCGACGGATGATGTTGCAGGAGTCCAGTACCCACGGGTTAAAGTTTCAGTTGGCGTTGATGGTAGTGCCACTGATGTTTCCTCAGGGAATCCGATGCCTGTAGTCCCATCAATGACATCTGGTGGAAATTTATCAGTTCAAACTGCCGCCACTGGCACCGACTGGTCTGCGTTTGCATCTCAACCCTTAAAGCAATTGACTGTAAGTAACCAGACAGGGACTGATATTGAATTTCGACAGGACGGTGCTGGTGTTGGGTTTATTTTACCCAATGGTTCTATTTTTACTTTTTTTGGAATTACAAACGCTGACCAAATTGAAGCAAGACGAGTAGATACTTCTAGCACGCAAGTAACAGTAACAGCTCGCTGGGAGTCTTAAATGCGAAGTTTGCTTTTAAGAGGTCAACAGTTTCTTCACCAAACATCTTTTTCTGCTGCATTTGACCCAGACGCACAGGCATATATCACGGCAGTCGAAACGGCGGATGCACAGGTGCTGGAACTTGCTGTAAAGACAGCCATTAACAACTTCGTGGTGGGCTGCAAGGCTGACGGCATCTGGGATGCAATCAAAGCCAGTGCCATTCTTGCCGGCGCTCGCACCCTGACTGGTGCGCTAGTACCACTCAAGGGCACCGCACCTACTAACTTCAACTTCGTCAATGGTGATTACGACCGGAGGACTGGACTGGTGGGGAATGGGAGTACGAAGTATTTGAACAGTAACCGCGATGGTAACGCGGACCCAACAAACAACTGCCACGGTGCTGTATATGCCACAACGGCATTATCAGTTTCTGGAGGGGCGTATTTTGGAGCGCGAGATACAGTGTCCAGCTCTAACAGAAATGCTGTCCTTGTCAGCCGGTCAGGAGGGGCAAGCACATTAAACTTCTCTGCACGAAGTGGATTTAATGTGGGCAGACTCGCGACTGATGTTGGGCTTATCGGAGTATTTAGAAACAATGGAACATCCGAGTCTGCCAGATCAGGCAATGCAAGTATTCAGTTTACAGTTAACAGTGCAGTGCCCGGTCCAAATAAAATTACAGTATTTGCTCAAAACACATTTGGGAATGTCAATAATTGGGTTGACGCCCGCCTTGCCTTCTACTCCATCGGCGAATCCCTAGACCTCGCCCTTCTCGACGCCCGGGTCACAACGCTGATTAACGCATATGGAGCAATCTGATGGACATTCTCATCCTTTCCAGCGCAACCGCACAAGCCCTGATTGCCACGCAAACGGGGCAGCATCGCCTTAGTCCTGTGTTGCTCACCGATGGCAGATACTTCCTGAGTGCTGACGTGCTGCTGGAGGCAAAACTGTTCGCAGACCGCATGGTGGGCGTGGAGTACGAAGAAGCAACGCTTGAGGACGTGCAGCATCTGCTGCCGGTACCGGAGGAGCTATGAAATATTACGTATTTGAAACAGAAGCCGAAGCCATTGCAGCGGAGGCTATATGGGATTATTTACAATCTAGTACAACTGTTAGTGCTTCTATGAAAGAGGCAGTTGAAAAAATATTGATAAACGCAAATCTAATTCCGGCAAGCATATAATATGAAATCTAAAAAAACAACAGTAGTATTATTTAAAAAAGGATATTTGCCAAGGATTTTTATAAATCCAAGCAATATTAAAATGTTAGAAGCTGAGGGCGAAATTTTAATTAATCCTAAAATACCTAAAGGAGTTAGCCCTGCTAGATGGTATAAAGATAATAATCAAATAAAGGTATTAAATAAAGAATTACCTGATTTAAAATCATACCCGATAAATGTTTCTCAAAAACATAAATCTTTAAATTTAGAGTATTATCAAAAATTAGAAGAATTTAAACAAGAACTTAAATTTTATCATTTTAAACATTTAAAGTTACTTTTGCAAGATTTAAAAATAGAGCTTTATAAAAATCTAGAAATTGAAAAAGAAGAACTAATTAAAACTTGTTTAGACTTGGAATTAAAAAGTTTAGAATTAGACAAAAAGATAAATAAAAAATTTAAAATACAGTTATATATAAATATATTTGCTTTATTTTTTGGAATATTGTATATTTTATATGAACACAACGTATTTAACCGTATTTAAGAAAATAGGAAAAATAAATGAGTGTAAAAACTTTTAAAGAAGGTATTAAGCTAGAACCTCAAAGTGCTGATCCTACAGCTACAGAGGGTCAAGTACAATTCTCCGATGGGACGGCTAGACCAAAAGGCTTATTCCAGTATAAAGATGGAGCTTGGTCATCTATTGGAGGAGGGGCAGGAGATGCGGATACAATCCA